TAGCTATCCTACCTCCATCAGATCTAATTGCACCAAGGCCTTTTGTTTTTAAATTAGGATCGTATGTTTCTAAGTCAATAGCAACTGTATCGATGTCGGTTAAATCTAGCTCACTTAATTGTGGAATGGTACACATTATTTATAATCCCTTTCTATTATCATTTCTATAAAATGAATTGCTTTTAATAAATCTTCTTTCTTTCCCTTGTGAGGATGCCTGCATAAATATTTTATAGCACATCCTTCTGGAAAAAGCATCTTGTTTTCAATTACAAATTTACTCGGTTGAATTTTAAAATTTTGGTAGTGGGACCCACCAATTTGTTTGTCATATGGTTTGCTCATGCTGATCTTACTCCTAATATTCTTTTGGTTGTTGATGCAAGTTCCCAGTAATCGAAAACTCCTCGACTGTATGCTGTATATGCTAGTCTTAATTGTGTGTGGAAGTCTTCTCTTCTAGTCATAGTATGGTCCACAATAACATTATCAAATGTTAAACCTTTTACTTGATGTACGTTGCCATAAAATATTTGATTAGGTATATTGTTATTAAATCCATTAGCTATAACTCTTTTTATATATTGTAATTTTTCTGCACCACCTGATATTTCACTAGGTACACGAATTAAATCAAAATCTATATATTGTTTACAATCTGGTTTTAATAATTTTAAATTAATTAATTCATCAATTGTATATTCTTTTTCTATCCAATTTTTAAAATCATATTTACCTTTGCCATTAGGTATAACTTTACTTCCCATGTATTTCCAAAAAGCTTTAATTTGTTTAAGATCCATAGGTTTACCCTTAACAAAATCTGGCCAAACGTAGTGTGAGTTTATTTCTTTTTTAGAAGCGTGAGGTTTAGGGTCTGCACTCACCATGCAATATTCTAATCCTTGTCCAGATAAAAATCTAGTAACACGAGCATCACTTGGTTTACCTCTGTAAGTAAATAAAAAAGTTTGATTAGGATTATTTTTTATTTTATTTAATAAAATATCTAAGTGAGTAGAACCTCTTTCTAAATAAGGTAAACGATATCCCTGTCCTTTTATTGTCTCACCAACGTGCCCTAAACCGTGTTCTTCTCTGTATTTAGCAGGAGTCCAGATTCTATGTGAGTTCCATTTATCCCACACTGGCATAATAATTGTTTTACATTTTGTATTAATAGCTTCACTACATCTTAAACCTTCGCCTAATTCATCATAAGGTTTAGAAGCTAACTTATGAAAGTAATTTGGATTTGATCCTGCGTACTCAAATAGTGTTTGATCAGCATCACCAATCAAATAAAAATGTCCGTCTTTTACATTAGTAGCCATTTTTTCAATAGCTTCAGTTTGTGGAATATTACTGTCTTGACACTCATCTATAATAACAGCATCTACGTCAGGAGCTTTAACACTCGGATCTATAAACCTTTCTATCATATCTGTAAAATCTTCTTTGTTATTAAATTTTTTATACTCTTTGTAAGTTTCAAATAATTCTTTCATTACCTGTACATTATAAGGTTTATATGAATCTTGATCACACAGTCTCCAGTATTCATCATACGACAGTCCTCTTCCTTTAGCATCGGATCTAAATCTATAAAGATTATGTTTATCAATGTCAGGATTACCATCTAATCCAAAACGTCTATCGGCTTGAATTAAATTTTGGTGATCTTCTAATTTTGTTTTACTTAATTTACCTAACAAAGATGGTCTGTTTTTGCAGTAGTGGTGTATTGTTCCTATAGTTTCTCTCAATTCTTTTTTAGTAATTTGATTCATTTGTGGCAATTTTATAATAGCTTCTAAAATTTGCTCAGCTGCTACGTTAGTGTGTGACAGTATAAGTATTTTTTCATAACTATATTTAGATAACAATTCTTCATATAACTTTGTTATATATTTATGAGTCTTACCTGTTCCTGGAGGACCTGCAATAAATCTAGGCTCTATCTGTTTCGAATGATTCAATCAACCCTCCTTCCCCTTCTTCATGGTATTCTCCCTCTATAACTATATCTTCAGTCATAAGATCTGGACTTTCAATTTTCCAAGACACACATGATTTTCCAAGATACTTACCTCTATGTTTTTTGGCGTTAAGAATAGTTTGCATTTTTAATACAAGATCTACACGTTCCATATTTATCTTTTGGCTGTGTAAGTAATCTTCAAAATTGTTTAAATTAAATTCTAAAAAATTCTTTTTCTGATTAAAGTATGGCATTTGATAATTAGCTAATTCTTTCTTGTGAGTAAATGCTTTAACTTTATTAATGTAATTACTAAAATATTTTTTAAATATTAAACTGTTATCTGCTTCGTCGTCCCAATCATCTGATTGCGTTCTAGAAGAAAATTTTATGTTCATAATTTCTTCATATTGTTTAGGTGTCATTTTTGGAATCCAAACTTGTGCTTGAGAAATAACCGCATCATAAAAAGTCTTTTGATTCATTAACGTTTGACCATCTACAATAATTGTTTTTTTAAATGATTTGCCCTGTAAGACTCCTTTGACATCTATTTTGTATCTATTAGATCCATACTGTACTATGTCGCCTATAGATTCATCAGCAATTTCTTTTACTTCAGCAAGAGCTTTGTCTTCTGCACCAATCCAACCAAATATATGAGCTACAGATTGTTTTTTACATTCTAAAATTTCTGCAATCTTAGGCATTCCAAATTGTCTTTTAGAGTTTCTAGTGCTTGATCCTTTATTTTTTCTACTTTCTGCTTCATCGTCATTAGAAATTTCTGCAATTTGATAAATAAAATCATTTATTTCCGCATCATCCCAGTCAGTTTGTTTAATTAAAATGCCTGCTATTGCTGTACAATATTCATCTCTTTGTCCTTTAACTGCATACAAAAGAGAAAGAGCAGTAGCTAATGCTATCTTTCTTAAAATTTTATTTAAGTCTCCTACGTACTCGTTAAAACCTTCATACTTTTCCCACCTTACATATTCAACATGTTTACTATGTAATGAACCTGGAACTATACTGTATTGAGATTCTCCACTTCTTATTTCACATAAACAGTTGCCATGTGAAGCAAATTCAACATATCTTGTAAGGTCGCTTGGTAATTCAAATTTTTGTTTTGCTAATGTATTTTTCCATAGATAATGACTAGATGGATTATGATCTCTTCCAAAAACAGCATCACATTTTCCTAGCCATAATTTTGCAAATTCTTTTGCTTTAGGATTGTCTATATCAAAATCAACTAAATTATCTAATCTTAATCCTAAACTTCTATCTAAATATTTACTTTTCCATTCTTCTTTTGATAATATAAAATCTTTAGACTGCCATCCTTTAGATATAGCTCTACTACCATCACATGGGACTAAAATATAATTAAGATTATACCAATCCTCGTATGTCGTAGGTTCACTATTTAATTTTATATCATCAACCATAATATTTTCTAGGCGAGCTTAGTCTCCCTCGCTCGCCCAGTTCCTAGGAATTATAAATTGATTGTTTTCTTAGCTGTTTCTTGTTGTTCCGGTTTTACTTGTACAGCACCTTTACCTACTTTTTCAGCAAAGCTTTTTGCACTTTCGTAAATTGATTTATCTTCAATAGGTCCAACTTTAGATACATCCCAACCAAACCATGTTCCTTTGTCATTTGACATTTGAACAGTTTTTAAATTGTAAATGTGGCTGTAAGTTGGCGGTGTGAATAAACCATTTTTACCTTGAAGTTTAATCCCCATCATTATTGAGTTCCATTTTCTACTAACTTTTAATTGAGTAGCTTTCATGGAAAGCAAAGCTGATTGTGGTGATTTACCCAAAACAATTACAAAATGATTTGCAGTGTTTTCTAAGTAGTTACCATTAGGAAGTCTGTCTTTAAAAGACTTATCCCTAGTTGTAGTACTTACAATATCACTTTCAGCATTGTGGATCGCAACTGGTGCGCCTCTACTGTCTCCTCTGTCTGCCCACTCTACATATTTTCGTTCATAAAATACTGGCAACACATCGACTCCTTTAGTGCCATCAAACACTTCGTTTGTGACTGAGTTAAGAATCATGCCTGGTTCTGCACCTTCAACATATTTCCCATCTCTTTTGTTAACTTCAGGAGATAATTGTCCTAACACTTTCAAAAATGGTAATGCAAGATCGTCTTGCCCCATGTTTTGAGAGCCTTTGTCTGCATCAGCTTCAAACATATTTGTTGCTAACGCGCCTGCTTCTTTTTTTTTAACTATATCGTTCATGTTTATTGTTTCCTTTTTATTGTGGTTTTATTTCCAACGAATACGTTGAAAAGTTCGACGGGCATTTCTTTGCCGTTTTCTATTCGCTCTCGAACTAGCGCTTTGAGAGTCATGGGCTCAACCTTCAACTTTTGTGTTGGTTGATACCCATGCTCTGATGCAAGGACAGCATAATCTGCCGCCTTGTTATCCTCGTTACGACCAAAAGATACCGAGATCTCATTCTTAATAATATCTCCTAATCCGTTGTCCCGAAGCCATTGAAACGCAGCATCTTTATTTGCAATTGTAATGTTTGCGCTATAATTTGGTTTTACATCTACTGAAGATCCATCCATAAGTTTAAGGTGAGATAAACCCATCTCGGCCATCATAGTCGGAATAACTTCTGCAGATAAATATTCAAATTGTTTTTTAGAATTTTTTAAATTATCTTCTTGTAGTTCTATTCTTTTTTGTAGTTCATTTAATTTGTCTACTTGGTCAGCTAATGACTGAATGTTTTCAGTCTTACCTAACATTTTTGTTTGATCACTTTCAAAATCTATATTACTCATCTATCTTTCCTCTTTCATATAAGTTAATTGTAATAGGATAATATTTTCTTTCTTGTTTATCCCATTTTAGTAAATTGTATTTGCCGTTTGTTATGTCAGAAACTATAGAACATGCTACACCAATAATTGCAGGATCTCCAGTTAATAATAAATAATCCTCTGTTGTAAAATCTTTTAAAGCTTTTCTAAGTTTAAAAATTAATGGTCCAGGAGAAAATATTATTTGTGAAAGTTCAGGTAATAAAAAAACAAAATCACCATATTCTTGCGCACCTAAAATATTTATTTTAGGTCTGCCATCAGCAGTACCAGCAATGTGTTGTATTACATAAACTTTATTTTCTTTCATGCTTGACAATATAGGTTTGAGTTGTTATCTTGTCAAGTAGAAAGAAGAAAAATTATGAATTATAAATTTAAAACAAAACCTTATGCACATCAACTAACTGCATTGGAAAAGTCTTGGAACAAAGAAACTTATGCTTATTTTATGGAAATGGGTACAGGTAAAACAAAAGTATTAATAGACAATTTAGCTATGCTTTACGACAAAGGTAAAGTTAATGGTGCATTAATTGTTGCACCAAAAGGTGTTGTTGGAACTTGGTATAGTAATGAATTACCAACTCACTTACCTAGTCATATAGAAAATGTGACCGTTTTGTGGCAACCAAATATAACTAAAAAACAACAAGATAGTTTAGATTCTTTGTTTTCTGAAGGTGAAGGATTACACATTATTATAATGAATGTAGAAGCTTTTAGTACAGACAAAGGTAAAGACTTTGCTAAAAAATTTATGTCTTGTCACAATACCCTGATGGCTATAGACGAATCTACTACTATTAAAAATCCTTCTGCTAAACGTACAAAAAGTATTCTAGCTTTAGCTAAAGAAGCTAAGTATAGAAGAATAATGACAGGTTCACCTGTTACTAAAAACCCACTTGATTTATTTAGTCAATGTTATTTTTTAGATCCGTTTCATTTAGATTTTACTTCTTACTATGCTTTTAGAAATAGATATGCAGAAATGAAAACATTACATATGCATGGAAGATCTATACAAGTTGTAGATAGTTATAAAAATTTAGATGAGTTAGCTGTTCAATTAAAAACATTTTCTTACAGAGTATTAAAAGATGAGTGTTTAGATTTACCAGATAAAATATTTATTAAACGTCAAATTACACTAACACCAGATCAACGTAAATTATATGATCAAATGAAAAAACAAGCATTAGCTATATTAGAAGGTAAAGTGTCTAGTACTAAAAATGCTTTGACTCAATTAATGAGGCTACAACAAATTACTTGTGGTCATTTTACAGACGATAATGGTGCTACTCAACCTATTGAAAACAATAGAATTAATGAACTAATGGATGTATTAGAAGATGTAGAAGGTAAAGCAATTATTTGGGCACATTACCAATATGATATGACTTCTATAATCAAAGCTGTAGTTAAAAAATATGGTCCGGGGTCCGTGGTTGACTATTATGGACTCACTCCTAAAGAAGAAAGACAAAACAATATTAAACGTTTTCAAGACGACCCTAAGTGCCGGTTTTTCATTGGAACCCCCTCTACGGGCGGCTATGGGATCACATTGACGGCTGCAAACACGGTTATATACTATTCTAACGGATATGATCTCGAAAAACGATTACAGTCAGAAGACAGAGCACACAGGCTCGGGCAACAAAAACCAGTGCTTTACATCGACATAAATGCTGAGGACACGGTGGATGAAAAAATCGTAAAAGCTCTACGGACAAAAATAAACATAGCATCAGAAGTTTTAGGTGAAGAATTGAGATCATGGATATAGTAGGATATACGCGCAACGCGCGCTGTAATTTTTAATTTACGACTTTTCCGTCTTTCCATTCCATATCTGGAAGGCCTTCAGAATATTTTTTACCATCAAAGGTTAGCACTTGTTTTCTGTTTGAATCTGATTCGTGATAGCTTATGTGGACCCATCCGCCTGCGGGATCATCTTTGTCAAAGTACTCCATGATCAACTGATCAAAATCTACGTTATTTTGTAACCAGTAGGCTACCTTAATGTTGGGCACGCCAAATATTTCTAGGTCGACCGCCTGGCCCAGTGCATGCTGCGATGTCTTTTTGCTACCGATCGCTTCACAAAGCGCCTCGCTCCGGTATCCGCTAGTAATTGTAACAGCCTTGTCGAAGTGTGCCCGTAGCGGTTCTAAAACTTCATAACATAGATCACCTAAAGCTTTAATCTCACCTGCTCCAGGTGTGTTGTCAATTCCCTTACGTTGAGCAGTCATCGAACGGGTCATCTCTGAAAGAGTAAAATGTTTGCTGAGTTGCATAATTTTATTTTGTGATTAATGTAAATATAACATAGATCAAACCGCTGATCAATGCGCCAGAAGTAATTAGTAATATACTTTCTATTCTTTGTATTTGAGTTTCAATAGAATGTATTTTGTCATGAGTTTGCTTTTGCATTATTCTGCATAACTTTTCATGTGATTCAATTTTTTGTAATGCTTCGTCTTTTTTAGCCATTAGCTTCTCCCTGCTATTACCTTTTCTGTCGGTGATAATAATGCAGTCTCCGTTGATGTCAAGTTAGTTTGTGGATCAATATTTGGCACTTGACTTAGTTGTTTAGATGGCATAGGCGTTTCAGGCAAAGGTGGTGTTGTTACTTTACTTTCAAACTGTCTACCTGGTAACACTTTTTCAATTGCATTTTTACCACGTTGAATTAAAGTTGGTCCGCCAAATATACCTGATGTATTAGGATTGTTCTCAGCTGAATTAGCTTTACTATTTGTTCTACCTTCGGGATCTAATTTTTTAAACCTGTAACTTAATTTTAACATATCAAGTTGAAATTTAGGATATAAGAAATCACTATCTACTCTGTATCTTAAATCTTTACTGTCTTTAGTTTTTTGTCTTGCAAATCTTTCTACTGCTGCAACCTTCTTTTCAAATCTAGCTTCAGAATAATTAACCGGTGTAAACACACCTTCTAATAAATTATTTCTCATGTTTCTTCCTACTTTTTGTTCTTTTAATTTATCTCTAATATCAAAATCAGAAAGACCAATAGTTCTAGCGTCTTGTATCATTTGAAAAAATTCCTGTTGAATTCTGTAAGCTTCTAATTGCATTTGATTATATTCTCTAAGAATAACTTCTGGTCCTCTATTCGCGTATCCTTCTGGAGAATAAATACTTTCTGTGTCATCAACAGCTCTCATTAATCTATTAAAAGATCCTGTTTTGTATTCCATGGATTTTAAAATATCTACATTAATAATTCTAACTCCAGAAAACAAAGCAATCAATTCGTCTTTTAAATTAACAGGTTGTCCTGCTTTTGTTAGATCATCAGTTGCACCTTTATACATTTTTTGTGCTGTTGATACTAATCCTGGTTCAACTGCATTCATTAAATGCATAAATGACTTTTGTATTTTATCTCCTATGTCATCAGATTCTGAATAAATTCTAGTACCTTCTGCTGTTCTACCTCCTCTACCTCCAAGCAATACTCCCGCAGGTTGTACATCTAACAAAGCTTCTAAGCCTAGTTGTTCAGAAAAGAAAGGAGCTAACATTTCCATAATTGGTCCATCTTTAGCTAACATCATTTCCATAATAAAATCATTTGTATCTTGTGGACTTAAACTTTGTTCTTCTGCTTTTTGAATAATAGCATTCAAAGGTTTTTGTAAAAAATCATACGGACTAAAATATGAAAAGTTAAATGCTTTAGCTTTTCCTTTATCAAATCCAGTAAACGCTACAAGGTTTGCATTTCTATCCCAGTCAGCACCAAACGATCTTTTGTATGCATCCCACTGCGCTTCAGATGTACCTGTTAATGCTTGACTTAACGCTGTAATGCCATAACCTACACCACCGAAAGCCATAGTAGTGCCTAAAGCTCCTTTCATTCCCATTTGTCTAATTCTAGGATTAGAATGAGACATCTGTTTTAAATTAAAATCCATGATTCGTGTTGCAGTACGCAAGATTTCTGCAGGAAAGGCTACGAAATTACCAAAAGGTAATTTTCTTATGCCTTTAATAAATGGTGGCACTTTACTATAAGTCGGGTAAACATTTTTAATTTCATGAGCTGAAATTTGATCTAATATATCATCCAAACTTCTTCTAGCTCCTGTTAATGGATCAATAGCTCTTAGTCTTAAACCCATGTGATTGGCATACTCTAAAGCTTTAGGTATGGTAGGTAAAACTTCTGTCATTTGTGACTTAACATATTGTCTACCATATATTTTCCAACCACTATCTCCACCAGCATACAATCTTGTAGCGTCTCTTACCATTGGCCTTTTAGTAAATGCTTCAAAAAATTTATCTAAAGTATTAATAGCTCCACCTTTAATATCATTCAACACCGCACCTAGTTCAGATGTAATAATGTTTTCATCCATAGTTCCTAGTCGTATTTCTTTTTCGACAAAGTCAAATAATTTTTCTTTAGAAATTTTTCCTCTAGGAAATATATCTTCTAATACTATTCTAAATGAATCAGTAACACTTGCTCTTCCTCCTATGTGGCCTCTTGCAAATGGAAAAAATCCAGCTGAATACATATTACGTACTTGTGTCTGTGGTGAGAATACTGTTTTACCCATTTGAGTTAAAACTTTAAATTGTAATAAGTGTCTATAAATAGAAGCTCTGATAAGTTTATCTAATATTCCACCTTGATTCATGATCCCTTCGACCAATTCTTTTGATCCATATTTACCTTGAAGTTTACTGTTAAGAACACCGAGACCTGGTATCTTACTAATTCTCATAGCTCCAGGAGATAATCTTGCAAGAGCTGTAGCTTCGTCGTCTACTACTTGTCCAGATTTTTTAAGTACATTATACAATTCATCAAAGTTACGTTTAGTAAATACCTCTCCTACTATTTCTGCTGTAGTTGTTAACACTTGGTTTCTCAAACTTTTACCTTCTCCTAATAATTTTTGAATTGCGGAAGGTAATTCTTCACCTCTTTTTAAAAACTTGTAATCATCGTTTCTTAAATATCTAACTCCTATTTTTTTTAATGCATTAATAGGATCTATTTTTTCTGCTCTACCTGTGTACAAAATATTATCTACTACTCTTGAAGCATATTCTTTTTGCCCTGCTTCAACAGACATATTAGGATAAGATTCTTTAGCAGCTTTTTTAAAATCTTTGTTTCCTTTAACTACTTTTTTTAATATGTAATCTACAGCATTAGCTTTATCTTTTACCAAAGGTTGATACATGGGATTTTCAAATATAGCAAACGATGCTCTCATATATTTGTTAGTTGTACTTAATAAATCTTTTTTAAAACCTCCGAACTTTTCATTGTTTGGTAACATGTCTGACAATATTTTTCTAAGATCAGTTAAATTTTTATCTATATCTTTTGCAGAAAATTGATATTCTTTAGGAAGATCACTTAATTTTCTTTGACCTTTTAAATATTGTATAACATTATCTAAATCATATTGTTTTCCTACAGGAGAAGTAATTGATTTATTGTAATTAGTTTGAAAACTTTGAGCTAATTGGTAAGCACTTTTTTCTAAATCTTCTAAACCTTTATTCATTCTTCTTGTTTTAGATTTTATTTTATTAGCTAAATTTTCTCCCATAATACCCATTTCTAGTGTGTCTTTGTTCCATGATCTAAAGTTAGATAAAAAATCATCAAAGCTAGCTGTAGCCGCTAACACTTTATTTGGATTAGTCTTGGAAAGCATTCTCCATTCTGCAAAAGGAGGCAACTGTCTTGCAACTTTAATAGGATTGGTTCTTGTAGCTAGTCCTATGACTGCTGGAGTAATAACATTAGTACCTAAAAAGATAGGAGTGTTTCTAATAAGTTTAGATAAAGGCTGTGATAAATAACTTACTGGTGGTTTTGAACTAACCCAAGCAATACCATCCATGCCTTTACCTATTCCTCGTAAAGAATAAGACGCTGTTGGTCTTACACCATATTTATACAACTGTTGTATTACTTTAGCACCTAACGGAAAACCTCCTCCTATTAGTGTACCTTCTTTAGCGTATTTAATTTTGTTTCTAAACGTAGCTGCTATTAATTCCTTACCTTTTAATCCTTCTGTAGATTCGGGTTGATTAATTCTGCCTGCGCTAATATCTGTAAAAGGAATTTTGTATTCTATTCCATAATCTTCATTAGGCTGTGAACCAGAACCCGTCATTGTTTCTGCAATACCAAGAATGGTTGCATCTCTTCCCATTCTTTGTGCAATTTTAGATGCCTTACTTGTACCCATAAACCTTTGTAAGTTTTGTATTTGTTTAAAAGTCTTAGCTCCTTTGACGACTTTAGTTGCAACAGTTAATGGTATTGCATACTCTGCTGCTAGCTCTGCAAGTCCACCCGGTAAAGTTTCTGCTTCACCAAAAGGTTCTCTCATCTTATCCATTTTTTTATTAAATTTTTCTTGGAATTCTGTACTAAAAATATAATCAATCGGAGTTAAAACAAATTCACTAGCAGATTGTACAAAATTAGGACCACCTCTTAAAATACTATTAGCTATATCACTATAACCCTCTATGTATTTTCTTTTCTTTTTAATGTTAGGATCTTGTTCTTGAATTTTTTTTTGTATGGTAGCTTTTCCTATAGGACTTGTTATTGTTGTTAAATCAAATGCTGATTTAAGCAAATCTTTTCCTGTATATTTAACTGGAAGTTTTTTACGCGTATAAGCTCTTTGCATAGCATAGTTAAATGCTGCTTCAAATTCAGTTTCAGTTTCTATTTTACCCGATGGAATTTTTTTAGGTCTTACTTTGATTGCTTCTTCTGGTAATTTTTCAGGAATTTTATAACGAGTAATATCACCTTCCATGATATTTTCTTTACCTATCTTATCAAATATATTTTTTTGAAGATCTTTTAATAAAGTTCTTTTTTCGTCGGCCATGTTAAGCTCCTGACGGTAATGCTAGATTTACTCCGTACTTCATATTGAATTGATCAACATCTGCTTGTGTTTGTATTTCTGCAAAATCTACTAAAGCTGAAGGGCTTTCTACTAAAATATTTATAATGTCATCTGTAATTTCTTGAGGCAGTCTTGCTCTTAGTTCTTCAAAAGAAAGTCCTGATCCTTGGTCCATGATTGGTTCTTCAATAGTCTCTGAAGCCATAGCCATGCCTCCTGGACCTGCTACTTCTTCAGTCATTGTTTCATCAATCATTCCACCTTGAGCTAAGCCTAAAGATTGTTTAACTGCAGTGTTGTATTGTCCTAAATATAATTCAGTAGTTTTTTCAGCTAATTTTCCAGGGTTATCTAAATAATAATCGCCGGCAACAACTACTTCTTCTTCGCCTTGTGCATTAATTATAGTTATTTCTTCTTCACTTTCAGTTAAGCTTTTTTGAATTCCTTTAATAACTAAATCTGCTTGATCTTTATTACCAAACAAAGAAGCTACTGCTGGGTTTTTACCAGTGTAAGCTTGTAATCTTTGAAGCAAAATAGACTCTTGTTGTGCATATTCAGTAGCATCTAAAGCTGTGTCCTCTTTATTTTGATTTGCTTTTAATGTAAATAAATCATTCATTAAACCTGTAAGAGCTGCATCGTTAGATTGTTTAGCAAACATTTTAGATCCACCATCTGATCCTAGAGCACTAGCTTTTGCTGTCATGATAGTTTTAATCATGTCGTTATATTCATCACGTTCTGCTTGGTCTTGTGCGTATTTTACTTTTTGCATTTGAGCAAAAGGTGCTTGAGCTGACTGTGCTGCTGTTTGAAATATGTTTCCTTGTGGTGATCTTGATACAAGATCTAACCCAAAATTAATTAAAAAATCATTCAAAGAATTATCTGGTGATCTTGGTGGTTGCTGTGCTGTGAACTTAGTTATATCATCTTCAGTTACTGCAATATCATCAATGATACTTTTTCCGTTTGCATAACCAGGTCTAGCTTGACCACCACTTCTAAACATTGGTCTAGTTAAAATTCTTCTCATGATTAGCTATCTTTCTTTTGATTAAAGATACCACCCAATACAGAAGCTGTACCCAACGCTGTTTGCAACGGAGTTGGATTAGGAACTACTGATGTTTGATACTGATTACCCATACCAGATATAAGACCCATGACACCTGAACCGTATTGACCTAGTCTTTCGTAAGGTTCTTGTGCTCTCATTCTATTTTGTTCTTGAGTAGCTGTAAGTTGCGCTTGTTCTTGTGCTTGTTGTAGTCCGCCCAATAGACCCAACTGACTTACGTCTTGATTTTGTAATTGTTGTTGTTGTGTTGCTAAGTTTCTTTGTTGGCCAAACGCTTGGTTAGCTAGTTGATTAGCTTGTGTGAAACCTTGTTGTAATAATCCTGATTGTAGTAAAGCTCTGTTCATATCTGAGTTAGCTTGAAACTCTGCTCTTTGTACACCTTCTCTACCACCACCTAAGTTACCAGTCTTTGCTGCTTGTTGACCGATGTTACTCATGCCTGCACCAGCTTGTTTGTCAAACGCTGCTAGTGATGCATCGATAACTTGTTGTTGGTAAGGTGACATAAAATCTTGAAAAGCTTGTGGTCCTGAATAAGCTGCTGCTTGTGTCATGAAAGGTTGATACGCACCGATGCCTGATTCAGTTAAGTTGTAAGCTTGTTTTTGAAGTGGATCTTGACCTGCTACTTGTGGAGCATAAAGGTCCGTGTTCAGTGGTACAGATGTTAAGCCTGCTAACTGTGTTCCATAATCTTTACCTAGATCAGATATATATTGTGCTGGTAAATTCTGTACTGTTGATGTTGCCATATTATACTACCTCACTTAATCGTTCAGACACTTCCATCATTTCCATGCCTTCGGGTTTACCCTGTTGTTCTAATTGTTTCATAATACCTTGTAGTCTCTCAGCACCTTTGTCAATGTCTCCATCACCTGCACCTCTTACAGCATCAGCTGTGAATACAAATTCATTAACACTTAGTCTTGCCGGTACGTCATCTTTTTTTTCGTACTCTCCGATAGGTACAAACCCACCTTCTTCTCTGTAATCTTTTTCCATACCACCTAGGTCTAGCATTTCTGATTGTTCAGTTTCCATGATTCCACCTTCAGCATATCCTCTTGTGTCAGTTCCTCTTAATTTTTCTTCTATTGATACAGACTCTTCTGCTTCTCCTGAAGGTCTTCTCATCATTCCTGCTCTCATCATGTCAGAGAAATTAAAATTGTTATCCATTTTACCAGATGTCATTAAAGCTCTATTATTATTGTTCGGCATTGAAACCATTTCTTCCATAGAAACATCTTCTACAGGATAATTGTCTCCTGTTCTATCAGGTTTATAAATATCATAACCACTATCAACAATAGATTCTGCTCCTGGAGCACTCATAATATCTTCAAAACTACTACCACCCCTTAACATAGCTTGCATTACATTGTCTTCTGAATTTTGTTTAGGGCTCGCACCTAGTTGTCTCATTTGTTCTTTAAGAACCATCGCTTGTTGCATTAATTCTACTAACTCTTCAGTTTCTGCAGACATCATTGCTTGATTTATTTCTTGTAATTTTTTTGAAATCTCTTTTCTTCTTTGTTCTTGCATACCAAATGAATCTAATCTACCACCTTCTGCATAACCCATAGTCATGTCAGGCATTTGCATTAAAACAGATTTTTCCATATCACCACGACCCATTCCTTTACCCATGCCGCCTTGAATTAATCTTTTAATCTGTTCCATCATATCAGGATCCATCATTTTATTTTTGTAACTGTAGTCAGGTATATCAAAAGCTCTACCACCATCAGCTAAGTCAGCTGTTGCAACTGGTTGGTTTGCTCCTCCGTAAGCAGCTAACATTTGTGCTGGTGAATATTTTCTTGTTTCAAGTTCTGGTAAAAATCTTAAACCTGCAGCCATACCTTCTCTAGGATCCAATACGTTTGCAGCTTGGCCTACATTATTAATTCCAATACCTACACCTCTATCAGCTTCAGCGTCTTCTGAAGAATTTAATCTATCAGAAAATAATCCTGCAACTCCTCCACCAATAGCTGACAACATTCCTGTACTTAAACCAAAGGGAGTATTGCCTACACCTTTTTGTCCTGAATCACTCATAATAGAACTTAAATTAATTAATTTTTTATTTTTTTGAGGTCCGCTTGTTCCTACTGGATCACCTTCTCCGCCTGGTCCTAAAATAGAATCTCTTCCAAATATATCTCCAATAAAACCACGACCAAAATTATCAGCTACTCCATCTCCACCTGTACCTGGAATACCAAATTGATTAACACCTAAAGCTGCTATAGTTGCAGCAGCAGCAGGATTGTTTTTAATAGGATCCATAATTTTTTCCTGGAACCATGAACCGATTCCATATTGTTTTCTACCATCTTGACCCATGATACCACCGTAGGCTTTAGGTGTTCTATTGTAGTGATCTAAATACTGTGCATGATTTTCATTCATTGCTGCTGCATCTGGATTTGTTTCGTAAATTTTTTTCCATCCTTTGTAATTAGCATCGTCTTCAACACTTCCACCTTCATTATAACCAGGCATATTTAATCCTCTTATACCACCTTGACCTTCAATAGTTGGACCTACCATAGAACCGCCCATAGCCATAGCCGGCATTCTACCTGCTGGCATTCTTCCTTGAGGTTGTTGCATCATAGGTTGTTGTGGTTGTTGCTGTTGCATCATAGCTTGTTGTTGCATCTGTTGCATGGCTTGAGCTTGTTGTTGCATAATCCCAGCTTGCTCAGGACGTAAGTCACCTTCGTATCTAATAGAAGGAGCGTTAGTCTGTATTCTGTCAGTCATTTGATCTTGAAAATTCATCATAATTTAACTCGGGTTTCTTACCTTATCCGTTTTTTCCTGAGAAATCAAGACTTGGCATGATTACTTTGACGTCTTGTGCCATGTCTTCATTCTTATATCCCTTGGCTTCCCAGTCTTTTCTCTCTTTAAAAATCTCACCGGTTGCTTTGTTTCTGTACGTTGTTATCACTTCTGTCGGTTCTAGTGTTGGTATTTCATTCATATTAATCCACTGTTGATTTTTTGATATTTAAAAAGCTAATGCCTACATCTGTAGCACTAGCACTACTAGCACCTACCGTTAATGTTGTAGCTCCTTCAACGATTAAGGGTTGTGTTAATAATTCTTGACTTACATTAGCTGTCAAAGCTACTGTTTTAATAACTGTTACGTTATTGTCTGTAATTGTAATAACAGGTGTTCCAGTTGATACAACTCTTAGAGATTTAATAATATAAGTCTCACTAATTAAAGGTAATTGTACCCCACTTGATGTACCAAACATAGTTTGTGGTGTACTTAAATCTTGTCCAGTTACACCAAAAAATTCGTATTGATTCTGTATAGCCATTAAAATAAAAAGAAGTTAAAGGCTTCTATCTCCTGTTTAAGTTCTTGTTGAAACGTTGTATTTAATTTTTCTATAACAGCATCTAAGTCTCTAACTTGGTTAGCAGATACTGCTTCATCATATTCTCTTGATGCTCTTGTTAATGATTGTACAATTTTAGCCATATAATGTTTCTCCTAATCTTCCTTTGTTCATATTAACATCCATAATTCCACCCTCAGCTTTACCAAGTCTTGATTTTAAACTATTAAATCTTCCTTGTTCTTCAGCACTTAACATACCTTGTTCCATTCTTTGTAATAATAATATGTACTCAGACATCAAAGCGTTTTGTTCATTACCTCCATTACCACCTTCTTTGTCATCAGGAGGACCTTTCGGTCCTTTAGAAGTAGTATTAAACCCTGTGAAACTACCTTTTAAATTATCTGTAAAATTATCTACTACATTTGTATTAGTAAGACCAAATGTATTAGCTAATTCTCCTATTTTATTTACTGTATTATACGCTGTTTTAACTTTACCATATTTAGCAGCTAGTGCAGGGTTAATTGCCATAAGACCAATATTAAACAATGCACTTTTCCAATTAAAACCTTTGTTAGTAGAAGTTAAACCTAATCCTTCTACAAAATTTCCACCCTCATCAAAATCTCCAATCTCTCCTCTGTAACCCGGTCCAACAAAATCTCCTGCTTTATTTCTTCCCACAGGTCCAGGTCCGGTGTATCCTTCTGTAACACCCGTGGGTGAGCTAACACTAACTTTACCTGTCATAATGTCAGCAGCTCTTTGTTTATTTTTATCTGTTTCACCTACTCTATTTCCACTAGGTCCACCAGAGTTTGGTCCACCTGGACTTGCATCATAACCACCAAGGTCACCTTGCAAGGACATAATTCCACCAGGTCCTTTGTTTGGTTTTCCTTTTAAGGATCCATATAAATTAGCATCTAATAATATTTTTTGTTCTCTAGGTGTAATGTAAGCTAGTTCAGCTACTACATGATCTGGTGAAGACAACCATTTTTTAGGAACAGTTACTGTTTTTTCTTTTCCTAGATAATTTGGTCCACCACCTTGATTAGCAGGTTTAGTTTTTTTTTGTTGAGCCTTAGTTAATCTTTGATCTTTATATTTAATTTTTTTTTCTACTGACATTATCGTCTTCCTCCTGCGTGAACATCTAATCTAAATGTACCCATCTTCCAATTTTCATTAAGTCCTGTATTAGAAATAGTAAGTGCTACAGCTCTAGCTCTAGCTCTAGTGTCTACTTTATCAGTTGTAGATGTAATAGTAAAGGGACCTAAAGATGAACTAGCTGCAGAATCATTAGGATAATCTCTTAAATCTAATTGTACAATAGTATTACCTGCCTGTTCAATAAAGTCAGGAATAAATCTACTAATTCTCATCATGTATTGACCATCTCCTCTAAAAGTAATTCCTTCTCTTTGATCTTGTGTAATGTCAAAATCACCTGAAGTAATGTTTGCTGGAATAGCAACAGTGCCAGCAGTTCCTATTTGATTATTACCAGTTTCGTGTTCATAATATATAGTTGTTCCATCTGTATTGCCAATTACATCATAAGAAACATCATCATCTGCATTGTAAGCTGTGCCATGAGGTAAACCAAATACAGAAGAATCTTCCCAAGTAGTTCTTTTAAATAAAGCACTAGTATTAACGGTCCATATTTGACGTTGTTGTGTAGAATCTAAATAATTATATGTAACGCATCTATCAACTACATTAGAAGTATTAGTGCAGTACCACCAATTAATTTCACCAAATAAATTATTAATACCTGCATTAATTAATTGATTAGATGACTCATTAATATCTTCAAAAACAAAATCTTCTACTAAACATTGCATAGATTCTAGTCGTCCAGTGTACCTAAAGAAACCATTGGTTGACATCCAGTAAGCAGCACCATCAACTTCTACAGCTGCATTCTGTCCTATTAGTCCACAGTTTGTACCTACTTGTTCAAAAGCAAACGTAAATGGAGTTCCAACAAATCTCATAGTAAACATGGCTGTATCTGTCCATACATACAAAGCATTTCTACCTAACTGTGCACCCATGATCCGTGATCCATCAGCCAGTCTTTGTGAGCCTGCACTATTGATTGCTGTTGGTGTATAAGAATTTATATTTTCTTGATCTGAGAAACGAATAAACATATCATCTTGTGTGCCTTTACTACCTATTGTAGTTTCAGTACCAAAAAATACTAAGTGTCTGTCAGGAGTTGATACTAACATGTCACGTGATGCTGTTGGTGCATTAGCAATAATAGTTGCTCTATTATTTGTAGCGTTTACTGCGTCTGCATCCCATTCAAAACATTCACCATTATGTATTAATGCTATAAGTTTACTTCCTAAATTATCTAAGGACCATAGACCAGGATCTGTTACTGAGTCTGTGTTAGACGCCGGTGAACCCCAACCTGTAAACGATGATGTATTAGTAATTGATGCGGTAGCGCCATGTGATGCTCTTGTAGAACCTCTTGCTGCTCTTGTAATTCCTGTAAGTAATTTGCCAGCAACATCTATTCCGGTATAAGAAATTTCCTCTGCTCCTACTAAAATAAAATTAGTTCCTGAACTAGGTAAACCTGTTATAGAACTTAAAGTAATAGTTGTAGCATTACCATTATTACCATTAGCATCATTAGCTAAAGCTCCAGCTAATACAATTCCTGTAGGAGTTGGTCCAGAAATAGTTCCTCCAAATTGTGATATACCCCAACCAAAAGCTCCTAGTTGTTCTGCTGGTCCGACTGGATAATAAAAATTAACATCTGCTTGTCCTCCAGTTCCACCTACACCTGTTTCATTAGAACCCATAGTTACACTAATTTGAGTACCACTACCAATTGAAGTAATCATAAATCTTTTGTTATCAAAATTTGTTGCTGTAAAATTACTTGTAGCAGGAACCGTGGTGCTTGCTCCACTAATAAAAATAATGTCTCCGGCTAACATGCCTGATGTAGAACTAATAGTAAAAGTAACAGTTGGTGAACCATTAGTTGTAGTAATTGTAGCTGCTGAAAATGTAGATTTGATAGGATGAATATCATAAAAGATACCACCAGAATAAACATATAAAATTCTATTAGTTCCTATAGCAGAATAATTAACAGAACCTGTGCTTACTAAATGATGTTGTTTTCTTGCAACACCTGTTAATTTATCAGCTCCTAATTGATTCCAACCCCCTATTTTTTCTGGTGATTGATATCTAAATCTAACATTTTCTCCCCCGGTCCATTGTCCTTCAGCACCTGTTGGAGTAATTTGTTTATTAAATCCTGGTAAAAAGGCTATTTTTTGTAGCATATAAAATCCTGTTTACTAGGTAGTATATCAGATTGTAAGTGATTTCAATAGATTTAAAGCAGAGGGAATCTGTGGTGGATCATCCCTCCGCAAGCTTATTGTATATATTATTTTTTAGGAATTGTAAAGCCTCTAAAATAGTTAGGTAAACCTAACATAGGACGTGTGTCATATAAATTTTGTTTAGCATTTTTACCTTTTAAATTATTATAATGAAAAAAAACTTGTGCACAATCTTTGCCTTCAAACGGTTCTCTCCAATGTTCTAAATCACAACCAGAATAAATTAACATATCACCTGGCTCAAGACTAACTTTAATACCAGCTTGACCTGTTTTTCCTGTTGGATCTAAATATATAGGCCATGACTCACCACCTAGATTTAACGTAGTAGATACTTCACATGAATATCTATCTTTGTGTCTTGCTAGGATATCTCCCTTTTTATAAATTCTTGCATAGGAATAAGTAGGACTTAACTTTAGTGAAGTTTCTTTATTCATTTTGTCATTTAATTGACCAAGTAAAGTTTCCATTACCAGGTCACCATAATGTGAATAAGTATTAGGAACTTGTTCATCATTCCATACACCGTGTTCTGTGTTAAATGGTGACAAGTATTTTTGATCAAACAAAAATCTAGCTGTAGTTCTTTTATTTAGGAAATAAGTATAAACAAACTCTGCTAGTTCAGGTGATATTGCTGCTTTTAATACTTTATATTTATTTTTCTTAAACGACATTTAATGCTCCTTTTGGTATTGCTTGACAGTTCCAATGTATAAATCTAAATGGCTCTACACCTAAATCTACAATATATTGATGAGGCATGTACGAAGGAAAAAATATCATTCGACCTGGCTCTACCTTGTAATGTACCATTGAACTTGCATAGGTTAGTTTTGTTTTATCTAATTCAGGTAAAAGATTCATTACATTACCTGGTCTTGGATCCTCAAATAAAGGCATTGATGTTTTTTCACTAGCTTTTAAAAAATAAAAACCAGAGATGTGACCATTCCAATGCGTGTGTAGTGTATGATGACCACCTCCACTTTTAGCAAATTCTTGTACCCACATTTCTGTAGTAAATAATCGGTGACCACTCATATCAAAACCCATTTCTAAAAGTAAATTATGTGATGTTGCACCTATATAATCTGTTAATGTTTTAAATTTAGGGTCTCCTATTAAAGTTGTTGAATGATAAACACTACCTAGATCACCTTTAGTATTGTTTGTCTTGTTACGTTTATCAATATCGGGCTGTAGATTTTTTTTAGCTTTGTCAATGTAACTATCAGATGCTTTATTTATATCATCAACAAATTCTGGTGCATTACCAAACCATATAGGACATTTAAAATAATCTTCTCTACTTAACTGTTTAGGGTAACTAGGTTTTTTAATTTTTTTCTTTTTCTTTTTCATATATCCTTTTATTTTAAAATATTTAACCAACCGGTTACAATATATTTTTCTTCAGTTTTACTTATAACTCCTTGATGACTATGGGTAAACCCCGCTGGCCATATATATAGATCTCCTTT